ATTTTATTGACTCCTTTGCTGATTCAAAGCTAAACCCCTGCTTTACCTCAATCGTAACGGAAATATCTATATACTCACTTTCAGCTGCCGCAGCTGTAAAATGAGCGCCTATAGGAGCGCAGCCCCCGCCCAGTCCCAGACTGTCAGGGTCAACGTACTTCTGTACTTCATTTACAATATCTTTTCCGCACGGAAGTCCGTTTAAATCTATAAGAACCGCCTTTACAGTATTAGGACCGTTCCATAACGGAAAGATTTTTGCCTTGCCTACGCCGTCAATACTTTCGCACCATATTTTGTAATGCTGTTTGTTTCCGTTTTCTCCCGAACCGGATATTTTGTCTTTCAGACGGCGGCGCAGACTTTCGTCATCTTCCGGCGTTGTACCGTATTCAATTACCGTACCGAATTCTGCTCCTTCAAGTCCCGATATAATATCAACGGGAACCGCCGCTGTTCCGGGGAAAATATTATTGTATTCCGTTCCTGTTTCCTCGGCTTCAAAGTACCAGCCGGATTCATCGGTTTTAAGTACAAAATACAGTCCATTGTAAAAGAAACGTTCATTTTCTTCTGTAACAGTTCCCATAATTACGGCAGTATATCTTGCCTTTTCAGCTCCATGACGTGTAATTCCGTACTCAGACGCTTTGGAATCAAGATATTCTCCCGAAGCGGTTTCTACCTGTGAAAGCGAAAATATCAATTCAAGATCGGTATAGTATTTTGCGATTTTAATAAGGATTCCGGAAACTGCATCATAAAAAATGCTCCCCGGACGTGTGTCAATATCGTCGGGAGCATTATTTAAAACCTCTTCAAGAAGTTTTTCATAAGTATAGCTTTCAAACATCATATCACCTCTCTTATCTGAGTTTCACCGAATATGGTATCGGCTTTAAACACAATAAAGGCTTCATCATTCTTAAAGCTTATTTCAAAATCGTAAACGTCCAGTATTCGTGTATCCTGCGAAAGAGCGTCCCTGACGAGTTCGGGCAAGGCTGTTTCTATAAGTTCGGGAGTTGATACCTCGTCATAGACCATATCCTTCAGCTCTCCGCCGTAATCGTCATCATAAATAAGGCACTTGTAACGTGCCGTTATTATCGCTTTTCTTATCGCCTGATTTACTGCTTCGATTCCGTCAATAGTACCGATAATTCTTCCCGAATCAAGGTCAAGACGGTATGTGCGTGTGGGCTTTTCCGCCTCTTCTTCAATAGTATCAATGGGAATTTCAATATCTACCGACATTTACATCACCGCCCTGTCCAACGCATAATACTTTTTGCCGTTATTAAATACCAGTAAATGTACATATTCTCCAGTATGCAAATCGGAAAGTCTTTGAGGGACAATTGGGAGCGGTGTAAGCTTTTCATCATTTATTACCTGTACTCTGACAGGATTTTCAGAAATAACCCTGCCTATTACAATATCATTTCCCTTTGGCAGCATTTGCTGCATCAATCCTTTAATACTCGTTGGATTATCCATTCAGACCTCCTATTCGTTTACGGAATTAAGCGTTAAATTCATTGTATGACTTCCTCCTTTGAAAGTGTGAGTATCTTCATCGACATAGAAAGTACGCTTGATTCCCAGCTCATCAATTATTACATAAACTCCAACTCCTGATATAACATCGGGTATACCCAAAGCCTCAACACTCAGGCTTATTTCGGGAGTACTGATTTCTTTCAGCGTTTCCTTTATATGCTCCTGAAGCTTGGCTTCCGAAAGATCATCGTCCTTTTTTTCGATATCCTGAAAAATACCGATTTTCTTTTCAAGCTCGGTATTCTTCTTAACGGCATAAACCTTATCTTCGTCAGAGAGAATTTTTAAACGTGTCTTTATATCCTCAATACTCTTTTTGTATGTATATGACATAATATTTCCGCCTGTTTCAAGAACCCATTGAAGTATATTTTCACGACGTTTTATAAGGCTTAAAACTCCCTTTGAGGAATTCACATAATACTTTGTTCCCGTAGCTTAAAATCCTGAGAAATTGCGTCTAAAATAGCGTCCCATGCAGTTGTTTTAGATTTTGTAAGCTCCGGAATCTTGTATGATGTCTTTGCGACGTCTGAATATTTAATACCGAAACGCTTGCACACGTCAATAAAAATATCGTGTACGGTTTTGTTCTCGTACACGAATGTATCTTTATTGTTTGACAGGTAAATACCGTTGTCATAGGCGGTAATGGGCATTTTAAAGCTTTCGGACTGCTGCTGTGACATTATCATACCCCTAAATAATTCCTTGCCCTTATAACTGAAAATCAATTGATGACATTTTGTGACATCTATTCCGCTTTGTGCGCCTTTGCAGTCCAAAAGCGAAATGCTTACAGACCGTGCGGCAGAACCCTTTCTCCCTTTCCACTTGATACTTTCCACAAGTTCTGAAATATCGTAGGTTTTGCCGTCACGGTATAAAATCAAATTGATATCGGACATAACTTGCCTCCTTACGGTATTGTTAATACCTGACCTGCCTTTATCAGATTAGAATTAGAGCCGATGATTTTTTTATTGGCTTCATAGATTTTAGTATACTTAGAGCCGTCTCCGTAATACTTTTTGGCAATATTGTAAAGACAGTCTCCTGATTTTACGGTATAAGTCTTAGGCTTTGATTTGGTATTTACTCTTGCGTTTGTCTTTTTGGGGGCAGACGCTTTTTTGTTCTTGTTAATATTTATCTGTCTGACTCTTACCGTCTTATATGATTTCAGCGAAATGGTATAATCATAAGAACCAACGTCTCCGCCGCTTTGGGAGTAGGAAAAGCTTTCAATTGTCGCATACCATACAATATCGCATTTAGTTATATACAGTCGGACAACAGTCTTTTCGTTAAGCCATGTGGATATTGCATTGATATACGCATGGGGTAAAAGAGGTTTTTTTACAGTACAGCCGGGGAAATACGTCTTGGGGAAAAAGGACGAAAATGTAATAGTCACGGCTTTGGGTTCTTGTAATACGGTAGTTTCTCCAAGTCCGGCAATGGTTACGCTCTGATTGTTGCCGTTTCTCTGAATCTTGATACTTTCGGGATTCACAGGCAATTGATGTTTCTTTTTTCCTGCTTCAAGCCATATTTGATATTTGCTAGAAGTCATAAGAGTCTTCGCCCTCCTCAAATAATTCAGTTGAAATAATACTCATAAGTGCAGGCTTTAAATTTTCTATAAGGATCTCCGCAACCTGTTCCTTATCCATATTGCTTTTTACGTTTATAGAACCCTTTCCGTTGATGTTGAGATCAACTTCACGGCGGGATACTGATTCGGTTTTGTTTTCAAACTTTTTTACAGGGGATTCAGACGGGGGAATGCTGAAATGATTATCAGCGTAACCGCTAATGATCTGTTCAGTCTCATCGGCAGTATATACCGTTTCTCCGCCTTTGAACCGTACAAGCTCAGGGCCCTCTTCACCGACCAATGCAATACCGGGTTCTGCCGATAGCGTACCGGAAGCGTAGGCATTCACATTTGCAGTAAACCCACGAACAGCAGCCGCAGCATTTGAAACTGCCGTCGAAACGTCAACGCTTAATGCAGCTGTGATTCTGCTTGCAATGCTCTGGGCTTGCTGAACGGCAGTGTCACCACTGGATTTAAGTTGGGATATGTATCCGTCCATTGTAAGCTTTGCGGCATCTGCCGCTTCACTATCCAATTTCATCTCTTCGACCATTTCATCAAGAGACTTATCCATATTTTCTTTTATTGCATCAAGCCTTTGCGAAATTTCTTCGTCAACTTCAAGCATCGTTTGTGCAGTGTCATCTTTAATATTTTTTAATTCTCCAAATGATTCATTGAGTTCACTGACCTTCCCCTTAGCCTCGTCAACATTCATTTCATTAAACGATTGGGCAAAGGCAACAGCTTGTTCAGGGTCTAACTGCTCTATAATATTACTATCAAGCTCTAAATCGGAAAGTGTGGCAACCGCTTCCTTATATTGATTAAAATAATCTATTTGACTTTCAATATTTTCAATTGCAGTATCGGGAGATAAGGCATTTTCAAGGTTCATACTTGCTTCTTCAAACAATCCGAACATACCGTCTAAGCTTTCACGAATAGAATCATATGCTTCTTCATATTCTTCAGCAAATTGTTTGATTTGTTCTTCATTAACTGCCCATACATCATATATTGCTTCTTCAGGCGTCATAGCTTTCTGAGCTTCTTCCGCTGATTTCCCTAAATCGTTGTAAGCATTTGCAGTATCTTCAATAGTCTTTAGAAATTCTTCAGCGCCGTCGGGATTATCCATTATACTAAAGGCTTCAAAAGCGGTATTTTTATACCCATCAACAACCTTTTGAGCTTCTGCGATTTTTTTGCCGAAATATTCATTAGCTTCCGACATAGTATAGCTTGTCATATTGGCATGACCGGGATCATTCATGGATTTTGTTATTTCATCTTTAACTATTTTATACTCTGTCTCAAAATCTTTAAGCTCTTTAAGACCGTCTAAATAACCGTTAGTAAAATCGGCGCTAGTCACAGATTCACTTGCTGCTTGTTTGCGATTATCCATGGCTATCTTAATCATCTGTGAATTTATATTAGTCGGATCGAACCCTGTTAATTTACCCGTATCATAATCAACCTCAATATTACAATTAAACGTATCATTAAGGTAATCGGCATATTGAGACATCATATCAAGGTCGGCATTGGTTAATTCAGACTGCTTGGATAATGCTTCAAGCTGAGCTACTGCAACCATTCCATTTTGCCAATCCTTGTCTATCTCGTCCATTTTGCTGTTGTATTCAGTAGTGAACGAAGTAAGGGCTTCCTTGCTTTCTTCCAATCGCTGAGCATAATCAGCGGCAAATCCTCCGCCTTTTTGATACTGAGCATTAAGAGTTTCAAGTTCAGAAGCAAGACCTTGTGCCGCCTGAGATTCAGCTCCGTACATATTGCAGACATTTTCATAAGCTGTTCTGGTATTGTCAATTTCTGTACTGCATTGTTCAAGCGTTCCGTTGTAGTCCTCAACGGCATCAGTATTGCTTTTAATTACATTTGTAAACGAAGCTACTCCTGCAACTACACCTGCTATACCTACAGCAATCATAGCTCCTTTTACCAGAGGATTCGCTTGTAAAACAGCGGTAAAGGTTTTGGTTGCCGCCGAAGCCACCTTAGAAGCGACGCTGTATCCGGTTAAAGCTACAGTGCCTATTCCTAAAGTGGTGCTATACTAAAAAAGTGGACAGCAAAAAGCGAAAGATGGTATAATAATAAAAAAAGGAGAGAAAGACATGGAAAACACCAAGTATACAGAGGAATTCAAGCAAAGCATAGTAAGCTTGTATGAATC